TGCACGCGGGCCTGGATTTTGCGGCCGCTGTTAAGCTGACCGGCTCTCGCTTCGTGGTAATGAAAGGCCAGATTGCCCATCTGCACCGTGCGCTGGCGCAGTTCATGCTGGATCTGCACACCGAGCAGCATGGCTACAGCGAAACCTATGTGCCATATCTGGTCAACCACGATACGCTGTACGGTACGGGCCAGCTGCCGAAATTTGCCGGCGACCTGTTCCATACCCGTCCGCTGGACGAGGAAGCAGACAGCAGCAACTACGCGCTGATCCCAACCGCGGAAGTGCCGCTGACTAACCTCGTGCGTGATGAGATCATCGACGAAGACGACCTGCCAATCAAACTGACGGCGCACTCTCCGTGCTTCCGTTCTGAAGCAGGATCTTACGGTCGCGACACGCGCGGTCTGATCCGTATGCACCAGTTCGACAAAGTTGAGATGGTGCAGATCGTCCGTCCTGAAGAATCCATGGACGCGCTGGAAGAGATGACCGGCCACGCTGAAAAAGTGCTGGAGCTGCTGGGTCTGCCATACCGTCGTATGGCGCTGTGCACCGGTGATATGGGCTTTGGTGCCTGCAAAACCTTCGATCTGGAAGTGTGGGTACCTGCGCAGAACACCTACCGTGAGATCTCCTCCTGCTCTAACGTCTGGGATTTCCAGGCGCGCCGCATGCAGGCACGTTGCCGCAGCAAATCTGATAAGAAAACCCGTCTGGTGCATACCCTGAACGGTTCTGGCCTGGCTGTGGGCCGTACCCTGGTTGCCGTGCTGGAAAACTATCAGCAGGCAGACGGTCGTATCGAGATCCCTGAAGTGCTGCGTCCATACATGAAAGGCCAGCAGTACATCGGCTAATAATTTGTCTTAAAACAAAAAAGCGCCTCAGGGCGCTTTTTTTATGCCTTTGGTTTGATGCGACGCAATAACCTCTCCCTCTAAAGTAGTAATACTCCTTCGAATGAAAGTCAGCATAAAAAGCTGATAACGATAATATTCGTTATATATAAAACTACATAGCGGTTTGCGCCGCCTCTCTTTTCTTTGTGAGCAACCAAAGTGAGTCTCTATGAAAATCAACGCGCCTGAAGCATTAATGGCTGCCGAGGTCACTCGCCGTGGGTTGATGAAAACCACGGCAATAGGCGGCCTGGCTGTAGCCAGTAGTGCCTTCACGCTCCCTTTTACCCGACTGGCGTCGGCGGCAGATGCTCTGTCTCCGGCCACTTCGCCGGAAAAAGTGGTGTGGAGTGCCTGTACCGTTAACTGCGGTAGCCGTTGTCCGCTGCGTATGCATGTGGTGGATGGCGAAATTAAATATGTCGAAACCGACAATACCGGGGACGATAACTACGAAGGGTTACATCAGGTGCGTGCGTGTTTGCGTGGTCGCTCCATGCGTCGCCGCGTCTATAATCCGGACCGCCTGAAATATCCGATGAAGCGTGTCGGTAAGCGTGGGGAAGGGAAGTTCGAGCGGATTAGCTGGGATGAAGCCTACGATATCATCGCCACCAATATGCAGCGTCTTATTAAAGAGTACGGCAACGAATCCATCTACCTGAACTACGGTACCGGGACGCTCGGCGGCACGCTGACCCGTTCCTGGCCGCCGGGAAAAACGCTGGTGGCGCGCCTGATGAACTGCTGCGGCGGTTATCTCAATCACTATGGTGACTACTCCTCGGCGCAGATCGCGGCTGGCCTGAACTACACCTACGGCGGCTGGGCGGACGGCAACAGTCCGTCCGATATCGAAAACAGCAAGCTGGTCGTGCTGTTTGGTAACAACCCGGGGGAAACCCGCATGAGCGGTGGCGGGGTAACCTACTACCTCGAACAGGCGCGCGCCAAATCCAATGCCCGCATGATCATCA